GTCAAATTTTGTCCTGATGGATTGGAACCATTCAGCTGAACCAAAGTCCCATCATAAGACATAGTGGGGTAACAAATTTCCGTTGCTATTCCCCTCATAATTTGAAGATCTATTTGGTCATAATCACATTCTTCGGCAAGCTCAATAATAGCCTTAAAAGCCAAAAACATCTCACTCGGTTTCATCTCTAAATCATACTTGGAATGATCTCCAGCAAAAATCCTGTCTTCACCAAAAGAAGTAACGTGCATTGCCAATTCGTGCCATTCGGGCCCTTGAGCGTTAATACCCACAGAACACTCAGATAACTGCGGATGCATAGATAGGAATCGCATAATGGGCAAATAATATTTCCTAACCGCCAATTGCAACTCAATGGGAGAAGCCTGGAAAACGCGCACTTTGTCTTTAGACAACTTAGTGGGCTCATCCTTCAAACTGCCTTTAAAAATAGGATAAGCGCGTTTGCCGTAACACCATGCGCGTTCCATTTCTCGCATTCTGTCAAAGAAAATGGGGTTCAATGTTCGAGGTTCATTATGATCAGGATAATTCTCCGGATCCAGGAAAATCACATGATCACTTTTAGGCCCGCCCAATGGAAAACCAACAGAAGTGGACATTTTCATAGAATCAATAAATTTGCGACCATCAATACCCGAAACAGTCTCCACATCTGTCAAAGGCTTGGTACTAATCCAAGAACCACCCTTAATTTTGGCAAGTAACGGTTCAACCCAATCCGTTTTCGCAGCTGATAAAAGTTCCAGCTCAAATCCAGCGTTATTGTTCGAACTGTGTAATAAAGCTTCGCGAAAACATTTCTTCTCTGGCTTAAACTTCGGCGCTCCCCATATATTAGGTTGCTCAAAAACCTCGGCAACAGCGTCAGAAATGACTGTAGGAATAACGCCAGAAACCATGTTGGTACGAGCATCGGTCATTCCATATACCTCAAAATGATTATCAGGAGTCATAAAATTGACAATACTCTTAGGGTGGACTTCTGTGGTTTTTAAAATCTGCTTACCATACAATTCTGTGGGCATAACACCCTCGGACATGCTTGGCAAAACATCCAATTGACGGATCAGAAAAATGGCAAATCTAACCTGATCCAAAGTAAGTGTACCGCAACATCCGCGGCTTTTACCAGCTATACCACCTAAATGAAAACCACAAATGACCGGAGGTTTAGACTCACTAACAAATGTTCCCATACATAAACCAGGTCGTGTGTTAATGGAAAGATCAGAATACTCAGCTCCATAAAATTGAGCTGCAGAAGTTTTAACCACACCATACTTCAATCTAGCAGTAGCAGTCTCAATTGTTCCATCCTTACAACGATAAGACAGTCGAGCTGCAAGAGAACGTTGAGCAATCGTATCTACGGGTAAATATTCTTTAATGCTCTTCCACGAACCGCCATTAGGAACCCAAACTAAAGATAAATCCGTATCGGGAAACTTAACAGAATGATCTCGACTCAACCTGCATTTAAAAGTGCTGCCTATAGCTGTAACGTCGTTTTTGATAAATTGTGCTTCTACGCCCTCACACTCTTCCCAAAAATGATTGGGAATAATTGCGAGATTAGATTCAATAAACAAGGCATTACACACCTGCGTGCCTTTTGTAGTATGAACCCTCACGTAACATAAATTCTTAGCAACCGTTTTCTGTAACCGTTCCCAATCCGTGCTCTTTGATTTATCTGAGCCTGGAACAGGAGTAATAGAAACACTAGCCCAATCGCTAGGTGCTGCATCCCGAACCTTAATTTCTTCCTCTGTGGGGTTCAGCCAGGTTTGAGACTTGAAAGAATATAAAGCGCGCACAGTTTTGCAAACCGCAATAGTAGCTAACACAATAGTTATACCACCAAAAAAGCTAATCATGCGGTTACGAACTATGCGTTGATACGTCAAGCGAAAAGCATCCCTTGTATGTAAAAATTTTTGTTCTAAAGACAACTTGCAACATAGCACTATGCCGTAAACAGCTGTAGTAGAAAACAAGAATATCAAAAAACTTAATTCCCATGAAACGCAAGCAATGTAAAAAAAAGAACTTAAATACGCCAAAAAAGTTACAAACAGTACCAGCAATTCATCACGAAAAAATGTAGATCTAACAAATCGTGAAGAAATAAATAATGTAACAAAATCAGGGACGTAATCAAATAAGTACAAATACGGAAAATTCAATAAACGCAAAACTTTAATTTGATAAAAAACCATCCAAGTTCTCATGTCCTCAAATCCAATTTGTTTCTTAAAACACTGACAATATTCACAAGGATAGTCGCATTCTTGACAAAAAGTTAACTCTTCCTCCATTTTGTTAGACTTCTCAACAAATGCTCGCTGCTCCGCATAATACTTAGCAGATTCAATCCTCAAAAACCTTAGATACTCAGCACACGATATGTTAACCAACGGTTTACCTTCAAAAATCATGGGTTCAAAAGCCCAAGCATCAGGAATACCGGCAACATGAGCTCCACCAGGAGGTTTAGCTGCGATTCGATTAACAGAAATGTTCCAAATGTCCTGTACTGTCTTAGGTTCCTTATTAAATTCTTTCCAAACTTTTGCCGTATCAAGCATTTTAGTAAGAATTCCATTATTATCAACAGTACTGTATTCGTTTTTAATAGAAACAGAAACATGGACATGACCACGACGCATAATACTCACGGGTTCGTGTGAAAAATTGTCAGCACCCAATGTGGGATCATTGGTAGTAATAGATACCATACGGGGCTCAACAGAAACTTTGCCTTTCTCTGCTAAATCAGCCATCTTTGCATGAATACGTACATTATTGCACAAATCGATAATCAAACGCGTAGGAGCTTGTTCCATATACTTCTCCTTAGTGTTATTAAAATCATCAATTCTAATACAAGAAACGTGCGTCTTCATGCCGTCCATGTGTTTTTCCCCGTCAGCTAAAGTGTGGATATATTCCTTTGAATAAGGATACCCATTACTCTTCAAAACAGTAGTAATACCTAAATCGGCTACAGCAGATTTACCTTGACTGCTGCGACCAGATACTACAACAACAAAAGGTGCTTCACGTAATCCACCCTCAAGCGAACGTTGAACTAAATCAGTGCTAATTTGTTCAATAACGCGGCGTCGATCAAAAATCACCTTCTTATCCCAATTATTGGTGGCTGACGCATACATGTGACGTAATTTAATAAGCATAGAATCAACACGTTTGCGGAAAAACTTTTCATCCATATTCGCACGTTTCTCAAGATCACCAGTACGAGCGAACGCGGACAATCTAATCAACTCAAAATATTCCGTCTCCATCTCAGCTTCTTTGCCATACATCAAGGTGGAAACATCTCCCTTAGAAAAGAAAGAATAACCACCCTCCACAAAATATAAAACAGTATCCATCATGGCAGTAATCATACAATCACTGTCTCGTTGGACAACTTCTACATTGGGTGCAAACATTTTCATACCAGCAACAGAAAATGTAACAGACGTGGCCTCACAAAAGCCTAAGGCAACGCACAAAGATAACAGCTGATTGATTTGCTTAAATCCATATGCGGTACGAAAGGACTTCCAATCAGTCATAGCAGTCTTTATACTGTCAAGCCAAGCAGGTTTGGAAGTGTCGATTTCTTCTCCTGATTGTTCGTGAAATGAGACTTCAAACACTGTCTTCAAATACTCAAAAATGGTGAACGCGATAGATTGATCGGTGTGGTTTCGAACGTACTGGCCCACTGCACACACAAAACCATGTGTAGTAGTACATTCACGCAAAACACCAAACAAAAAGTAACAGGATTCAACCTCTGCAACTAACTTTCTGGCATTCGGCAAACCATTAGCAACCAATAATTCTTCAATAGAACCAAAAATATCATTCTCAAAAGATGCACGCGTAGCATCTCCTAAAAATGAAATGTCGGAACAAGAAGTAAAATCAGAATCTGAATCACCTGACTGTTGATCAAAGTCAAATATTTCATCTTCCTCACAAATAGTGGGCATGTGAGGGTAATTTGTAAGAAACTCCCGAAGGAGTTTCTTACGGCGTGACTTAACACGTTTCTTGTATTTTCGCCTATTCACAAGTTTGTCGGCTGAATAACGTAGCTCAAGTTGAGCACTAAGTTCTTCAAATCCGGATTGCTGCTCATAACGAGCAGCTGTCGCAATCATTTGTTTCATGAAAGCGAACATGGCAATTTTTATGACTCCAAAAACGTTTTGATCTTATAATAACTTTAATTTCAGGGAGGTCATTGATTTTAATTATGAACGGAGATCTTTCTAACTCCTAAAAAACTCTAAATGTTTTTTCCAGTGTTCATCAAGCAACAATCGCAGTCTGATCAGGTTTTCCGATTTACCCATACGGTACGGGCCTACACAAACTACAAAAGTCGAGACTAATACACGTTAATCATCACAAAAACAAATTTCTTCATGTTTCGTTTACACGAAAATAGAACAAGAAAATTGCTGGTAAACTTCTTCTATCTGCTGAATTCAGTAGAATAAAAAATGTTCTTGCATGTTATTCGTCGTTCATCAGAACCAAGACTAGTCCTGGAATACTTTATAAAAAGTAATTCCAATATTGGTTATTTATACTCTTCCAACAAAGAGTGTACTTCCTCAAAATCAATGAGACACAGATTCCTCTCTACAATGAGAGGCTACTGTCGTTGTGATATTTTCAAAAGAACATGAGCTTCTTTAATGTCTATACTCTAAAGACGAAGGGGTAACTAATTATTTTAAATCGCTAGTTCTAACGATAGTCGTTCTGAAAGGAACAGATCCACAGATGTTTTATCAAAAACCACACTAAGCGGTCTATACAGGCAACCATGCCTGCAAAGACCACAGAAATGCGGTTAATTGAAGCATCGTAATGCTAGTGTACAGCTAAGTACACATCTATGAATCAAAAGTTCCTGGAGGGCAAAATGCC